CCAAAAAGGTTGTGGAAGGGGGCAAAGTCTTTTGAATTATGTTGAGCAGTTAGAAAGAGACCTACATAAAAAAAGGCGTCGTTACAAGACATATAATCCAGGAACTATAGTATATGTCCATTTTGGGATGAATTTTGGAGAGGAATTTTCAAAAACACATTATGCTATCACACTCTCTAAAAACGATAGGAAAGATAAGCGGACTATAACTGTTATTCCTTTAACGTCTAAACCAGGTAAAGATAAACTAAAACTTGATTTTGAATTTTCAAGAGAACTCTTTTATTTAACTTACGAAGTAGCAACTACGTCTGCTAGAAAGATAAATGACGAACTCCTAGAGGAAATAAATTCCGTTTTACCTGATAATATTGCACCTATCACTGATATAACAGATATGCCTTACTTATTCGAAAACATAGATAAGTACTACGATACATTGAAAACTGTTTATCAGAAAAAGAAAAAATCTACTGAACTATTAGAAAAAGCTAACGAGCAAATGGATAGATTTCAGAAGAGTTTAGAGAAAACGACTTACGCAGCCTTAGATTGCATAACTACTATTGATAAAAATAAAATAGAACCACGAACATCAGAAATTGATGTTTTATCAGCTACAGTTATCGGAGATAGGCAACTGAGAAAATTATCGGACGCAATTAGCGAACGGATTATATTTGACAACTAAATAGAAATTTTGATAAAATACAGTTGGATTACCTAGATGAACTCATCTAGTGCAAAATACGGCAGGTAGCTCCTGCCTCGGTCACAGCTGTACAATAATTGTGCAGCTTTTTTGATTACACAAACAAAAAAAGCCCCACGCTCAAAGATTGGACCCAGAGAGCGTGAGGCTAGCGACAAGAAAAACTTTTCAAAAGATATTACCTTTTGAGATGTTTTCTTGTACCCATTTTATCATTTTTTAGGAAATTTTGAAAGAGGTACTACTATGAAAACAAATAAAGTAGCTATATACGTCAGGGTGTCTACTACCTCACAAGTTGAGGAGGGGTACTCTATCGATGAGCAAAAAGCCAAACTCTCTAGCTACTGCGATATTAAGGACTGGAATGTGTACAAGATATACACTGATGGTGGATTTTCAGGAGCAAATACTGACAGACCAGCGCTAGAAAGTCTTATCAAAGACGCTAAAAAAAGAAAATTTGACACAGTTCTAGTCTATAAGCTGGACCGTCTTAGCCGTAGTCAGAAAGACACTCTTTATCTGATAGAGGATATTTTCATAAAGAATAATATAGCGTTTTTGAGTCTACAGGAGAACTTTGACACCTCTACCCCTTTCGGTAAGGCCATGATTGGGCTCTTGAGTGTCTTTGCCCAGCTTGAGAGGGAGCAAATCAAGGAACGTATGCAACTTGGCAAGCTAGGACGTGCTAAAGCTGGAAAGTCTATGATGTGGGCTAAGACATCCTATGGATATGACTATCACAGAGACACTGGAACCATTACTATCAATCCAGCCCAGGCCGTGGCTGTCAAGTTTATCTTTGAAAGTTACATAAGAGGGAGATCCATTACTAAGCTGAGAGATGATCTGAATGAGAAATATCCAAAGCATGTACCTTGGAGTTATCGGGTGGTCAGAGCCATACTAGATAACCCTGTCTACTGCGGTTTCAATCAGTTCAAGGGAGAAGTTTATCCAGGTAATCATGAGCCAATAATCACAGAGGAAGTTTATAACAAGACCAAGGAGGAACTGAAGGTCAGGCAAAGGACAGCAGCAGAGAATGTCAATCCTAGACCATTCCAAGCTAAGTACATTCTATCTGGTATCGCCCAATGTGGATATTGTGGCGCTCCTTTAAAAATTATGCTAGGTGTAAAGAGGAAAGATGGGAGCAGGTTAAAAAAATATGAATGCCATCAAAGGCACCCACGAACGCTGAGAGGCGTTACTACCTATAACGACAATAAAAAGTGTGACTCAGGATTTTACTACAAAGACAAGCTAGAGGCCTATGTGCTAGAAGAAATAAGCAAACTACAAGATAACGCTGATTACCTGGACAAAATATTTTCAGGAGACAATGCTGAGACCATAGACCGTGAAAGCTACAAGAAACAAATAGAGGAGCTGTCAAAGAAACTCAGTAGACTAAACGACCTCTACATAGATGACCGCATTACCCTTGAAGAATTACAAAGCAAGTCAGCCGAATTTATAAGCATGAGGGCTACTCTTGAGACTGAACTAGAAAACGACCCCGCACTCAGGAAGAACAAAAGAAAGGCTGATATGAGGAAACTGCTAAACGCTGAAAAAGTGTTTTCAATGGACTACGAAAGTCAAAAGGTACTTGTTAGAGGGCTTATAAACAAGGTTCAGGTAACAGCTGAGGACATTATCATCAAGTGGAAAATATAAATAATTTTAGTAACCTACATTTCCACAAGTGTGAAAGCCTTCACTTTCGCTTTTTTCAAGAATGTCATCATTTTTTTCATGTTAAAAATTTACCTCCATATTTTGATACATGGGCATGAGCATTGCCGCATAAAGTAAAACGATAATCAGAGCCACAAAAATAAAAACCAGCGGCTGCACCAAATTCATGGTGCGGTTGACTCGGGTAAAAAAGGCTTCCCAAGTCTTTTCCGCATAGATTTCCAACTCATTCCCCAGCTTGGACTTGACTTCCCCATACTCGATGATGAGACTCAATTCCTTCCTAAAGAAAGGATAGGTTCCTATAGTTTGAGAAAATTCGCGACCATTTTGGAGTGCTTGAGCTAAGTCTTGACCGATTTCTTTAAAAAGCTGGGAACCTTGTTCCTGCATCATCTGAAAAATCTGCGTCAACTCCATTCCCTGCGAAATCATATTCCCCCATTCACGCGCGTAATAGGCCGTCAAATAGGTCTGCACAAAGATTCCAAGAAAGGGAAGACGTGCTAAGATAGAAAAGACGCGCATCTTCGAACTTCTTTTATAGAAAGTGAGTGCTGAAAGTGCAAGTACGGAAACAAACCCTACCATGCCTAGAAAAATTTGTGGCAGATTGCCGATAATCTGAGTGGCAATATTGCTACTATCCAGTTGTGGTAGTAGGTAGTTCCGTAGCCCCAGCATGATTAAGAGAAGAAATCCCAGTAAAATCAAAGGATAGGTCGCTACTTCAATTAATTTTTTCTTGACCTTGGTCAGATTATCTAAATATTCTTCTATCTTTCCCAAACTCAGGTGAAGATTCCCATGAACCTCAGCTAGGGATAGCTGAGTGACAATGGCACTTGAAAACCCCAAACTTTCCATCATTTCTGAGAATGATTTCCCTTGAGACAAGCCCGTGCGCATCTGAGTCATACACTGCTTGTCCAACAAAGCACTCCTATCTAAAAAGGAAATGGTCTCCACCAGATGAAAACCGCTGGAAAAGAGATTATTAAACAGGGTGATGATATTTTTTTGCTTAGCTGTAGCTAATTTTTTCCGTTTCAGCCTGAAGACTTGTGATATG